TGATTCAGATGTACTTGATGTTGTAGAGCTTCCTGTACGAAACTGTGGAACTACAGGAACAGCAAGTGTTCTTATAGGTAATGCTAATAAAACCAGCAGCCAAAGTCTAGTCAATCGTAATAGTAACTTTAGTAGATCCTATGCAGCTTGTACCTGATCCACCAGCAGTACAAGTATGAACTCCAGAACTTAATGAAGTTAAAGCAAGGTTTCCTGCTGTACCACCAGAAGCTACAGTTGTCGTTCCACCTAATACTGGTAATGCTGCGATACCACTAGAAGGAGTCACAGCAGATGGTGTAGCATCTCCCATTATTACCGATTCTGTTTTTGAGAAGGCCGAGCCACTTGTAGTTACTGAAGTATCAGTTTGAATCATAGCTGGCACTCCGTTAGTGAGGCTGCCAACATTGATCCCACCAATTTTTCCTGATGTTGTTGTATCTCCTACAGTTACAGATGGGGTAATATTGTTTCCGCTTAAAGAGTAAGTTGTACCAACTTTTTGTGTAGTTACGAAAGGCATATCTACAGTAATTTGAGCAGATGTCACAAATTCTTGTTGGATGTCTGCCAGTACAGGACTAGATGCCAGTAATAGTAATGGAAGTAGCTTTTTCATTTTTTAGATTTAGGGTCGATTACTTCAGCACCTTCAATTTTTATAGGTGTTATTACCCTTATAGTTTGAACCATACCATCTTGTGTGGCAACTTTATCGTCTTTCTTACTACCATTTTTTCTTGATGCTTCAATGCCGAATGTAGAAATCGCAGCCGTCAGCAAACTTGCAGGGAACGTTATGTCTTTAGGTTCGTTGCTATATCCTGGTAGTTCAATATAGTTGAGACTAACTATAAAACCACTCCAAACAACAACACCTAATCTGACAAACAAACTAATGATTGCGAGTTGTTCTTCTTTGTCATCTATACCTTCCTTAAGTTTTTGGAAAGCATTTTTCTTTTTCTCTTCAACCATAAAAGTTAAGATTCTTGTCCAATACTAGCATTTTAGCTATGTTTGGGAAGTAACACATATTTATTCCATGTATAAGATTCTAAAACCAATCTTACTTACGTTTTTAACTACCACTGCTGTTAAGAGACTTATTGTAGATTTGCTTCGTGCAATTTGTAAGCAGACCTCAAATAGTCTTGATGATAGAGCAGTTGATTTATTAGAAAAACAACTTTTTCCAATGAAATGAAAATTACTAAATTTCTCAACATTGATATAGAACCAGCACCACCAGAGTTGGAACTAGAAGTTGAAATGCAATGTAGAGAAATTATGAAAGTAAATGATATAGATAATTTAAAAAGATTTTGTACCCATCTTGTAAGAAAAAAATTTGACCAAGATATATTCATGGCATCTATGCTTAATAGACTTATAGAATTAGAGGCTAAGAATGTTGTGAGTGAAATAAGAAAATCAAAACCTACTAATCCTATTAAGAAGTTTTTTCGTATTCACTAAGTTCTTCATCTGTAAAATCTCTAATTAATAATTTATCAATCTTATCAATCTCATAATTATATTTCAAAATTGCAGTTCTTATATGTTCTGAAACCCAACGGCCTTCAGTATAAACAACTTGAGCTTTACCATTTTCCTTAATAAAAACATAATGATCTTGTCCTTTCATTTGTATTTCTAAAAAGTTTTTTTCTAAATTTTTACGTCTTATTTCTTTTAATTTGCGTAATTTTTGTATAGAAGGATTTGGACTTTTACTCATTTTTGATAATCAGAAGGAGGTGGTGTAAGCCAGTAGCGTACACCATTTATAATTTTAAAATGAATATTTAGGTTGGGATCTTTAACTAAATATTCATCTTTTGGTTTAGAAAGGTAACTCTTCATTTACCTCTCGTTCAAGCTTCTGTGGATTAATGTTGCCAAATACTCCGAACTGCCCATCCATCGCTTTAGAGTAGATTTGTACACATT